ACAGAGTCGCAGCCTTAATCGCACCACCTGCTGAGTTGTCTGCAGCAGTCTCGACTGTTGGACAGTTGCTGCTGACGTAGATGGGAATACCGTACAGCTCACCCATCAGACCATTTTGGACACCTTGACCTGATACGAAGTCAGAAGACACATATCGATCAATGCCCATGATGGCATTCTTCAGGCTTGGTGGAATGACGAAAGCTCTCTGGTCGAAAGGAACGTCAGCATCGTCCATCTTCTGGATGATGTCTCGGAAGCAAGCGTCTGTGAAGACGTCTGCAGCAGCTACGGTGTCTACCGCATAGGCAGTGAGTCCAGTAGAGGCATCGCAGTACCAGGAGGCACTGTGAGTCCAGTCTGTGCCATCGCCATCACCTGCAGACTTGCCCAGGTTGTGAAGATCAGTGTCGATCTGCTTGGCTAACTGATAGCCAGCATCCTCAACATAGAACTGACGCTGGGTGTCGAGACCCTGGATGTCAGCACGATCTTCCATCAGACGGGTATATTCGTAATGCTGGTCAACAACAACTTGGATTTCACCTTCAGTGTTGTTTTGGATAGTTACAGCAGTACCAGCAGACTTAGCTGTAACAGCTCCACGAGTGGGAGCAGGGATGTGCATGGTGTCACCTTTGCGTCCGGTGAAGTCCATGTTTTTGACGAGATCAGCAAGAACGAGCTTGGACTCGTAGGCTGCTTTGACCTCATTACTCCAGATTTCTGGAATAAATACTGCTTGAGTCGTGGCGGTTTGTGCGCCAGTCATCGTTGGATATACGGAAGTTGCCATGTCAATTTACCTTTGAGAAAAAGTTAATCTTCAATGACTCTCCCTTGCTCATATAAAGTGCCGATAGCCCCAGAGCGAACGAGAGAATCATATCTCTTTCGATCTTCTTTCATGAGCTTTCGCAAGGAGCTTGCAAGAACCTTCTTGCCAGCAGGTCTGTCGCTGGATGCAGAAACCGATCCTGTCGATGCTGCTTTCACTGCGTCCTGCCTTACTTCCTGCGTTGGTTTACTGTTGGCATTCTTAAATCGAGTTACTAACTCAATTGCCAGATCGATGTTTTGCGTTGCCGTGACCTGATCGAGAGTAGCCTTAGCTAACGCATCTTTCTGGACAAAGGTTGCAAAATCTGCAGAGTCCATAACTTGCTGCCAGTCGGGATGAGCGGCAGAAATTTTCTCCCTCTTGCGTTCTGCTTCTTGCTGCTGAACCCTCTGTTTTAATGCAGCAAGCTCCGGATCGCTTGAGATCGTCTGCTTAATTGCTTCCTCTGGATTGCCATAGTAATCCAGCTCTTTAGGCTTCTCTGGTTCAGTCTTGGCAAGTTGCCCAGCGATATATTGATCAGCAGCTTTCAGGGCAGCAATTTCATCTCTGGCTCTTTTAACTTCCTGAGATTGTGCTCCAACCATGCTCTGAGTCTCTTCAAGCATCTTCTCAAGCTCCTCACGGCTCTTGTTCCCATACTTTGACTCAGGTTGTGGTTGTTCTTGCTGCGTTTCCTGTTGAGGCTTTGTTAAGTCCTCGATTTCATCTACTGTCAATAATTCGTCGGATTTATCCTGCTGCGCCTGTTCAGCCATCAGTTTTCCTCAGTTGAGACCCTTGCGGGTTGCCTCAGATAAATTAAGAAGACCCAGGGGAAACTAATCCTGGGCTGCCTTCCGCTCTGCTTTTATCTTGTCCTGGCGATACCTAGCCCAGTTCCTGGTCGAAGACGGAAAATGTCCGCTAATAGGATCGAGCACTGGCCCACCATAACTGACGATGCGACTGGCTTCTGTCCCGCAGATAGGACAAGACAAAGTTTTCAGACTCGTATCCACAAAGGCTTCGAAATCGTGTCCAGATGGACAGTTAAAATCAAAGAGTCTTCGAGGCACGTTCTTCTGCTTCGTTTTCCAGTGACACCGGTCGATCCAATAACCAGGTCAGCGCCTTGATATAACCTCGATGGAAATCCAGGGACTGGTTGGCTGGTATCAGATCGACAGAGTTATGTACTGCAAACTCGTCTTCAGCATCGGCTGTGAGCTGTTTCCAACCCTCTGAATTGAACATCGCTTTTAAATCAGCGTAATACTGCTCAAATTCAGCATCAGTCATGCCGTCATTAGAGATTGCGTACATTGGCTAATTCTGACGAACAGAATCAGTAAGGAAATATACTCAGAGGAATCAACTTGCTATGGGGAGTTGTGCGATCTGCTGCTCTCTCAAAAGCTGCTGTGCTTGCTGTGCATTCCTGAGTCGATCAGTGATGTCAGCGTTCACAGAGCGTTCTTTGATGGCAAGTTTTGCTGACTCGATCAGACGCTTGTCTTCCCTGGTCAGGTTGCCATCGGCTTGAGCAGCCTTAGTGAGAGCATTGATGCGATCATTTTCAAGCTTCGGAACCATTGCTCGAACTTCGGCTTCGTTCCTTCTGGCTCTAGATTCGCTCTCTCTCGCATTAGCAGTAAAGGCTGCAGTCTGAGCTGCTTGATACTCGATTTGCGCTTGAGCTTGAGCCTGAGCGATCTGAGCTTGCTGTGGATCTGGTTGACTAGCCTGCTGCAAGAGTTGCTTCAGCTCTTCTCTGTTTGCCAGATTCATGTTCTCGATGATTGCTTCGACCAGGAGCGGATACATAGGCGTATCGGTTCCCATAGTCTGCAGCAACTGAACGAGCTGAGTAACTTCGTATTCCCTGGCGATAATGCCCAAGCTAGAAGTGACCTCGAAGGTGTAGTCAGCAACAGGATAGGTCTCAGGATCGAGCTGCATATATCTGACTGCAGACATCTTCACCATTGGGATCAGAAACGAGTCTTGGAAGTTCACAAGCGTTCTCTTATGACGCTTGATAATAGCTCCCAGGCCCATTGAGATACCTGCAGCAGTCGCTTCTCCGTTGATAGACCCTGGTATACCCGCAGAATCAATCGCTCCTGTGGCCGTTTGTAGCATCTTCTGGAGAGAGTCAGCTTGAGCAAAGGAAATATCGCTCACAGCACCAAAATTAAAGGGCTGTAAGACCTCAGCAGGGTTGCCGTTAGTGAGTATTGTGCGACCAGGACGTATCTGAATGCCCCCATCTGCCCCTCTGAGTGACCTGGGCATCCTGGTGGCATCCATAGCCATCATCGGAGCATTAGTCAGTGCTAAGGCATCAATTCTGGCCCTTATCTCAGTGTCGAGAGCCTTCTGGGAGTGGTATCCCTTCTCACAGACACCTCTGCCCCAGAATCGTCCAGGAATGACATCCCAGGGAAACGCAATGACAGGCCTATCTTTCAAATAGAAGGGGTTTTCGTCTGCCTTCAGAATCGTAGTTCCGTTGGCAATAACGATCATTGTCTCAACGTAAAACGGGCCATCGTCACCCATCTCGCCCAGGACTTCTGGGGTGTCTGCCAGTATCTCAGCAACTGCTTCATCGATCTCATCAAGCACTCGATCTTGATTCTTAAAGGTTTCTAAGAGATGTCTCGGGCAGAGACCATAATATTTTGTAAGACGAACCTTGTCCCTGGGCTGTTCCGTCAGCGTATGGTCGGCGTCGAGGATCGAATCACCGTTTCCATTCGCAGTGACAGGGGTGTCTAAGTAAACACCCTGCTCCTGGAGCATTTTAATCTGGTGAGGTGAGACGTATTCGTCAATCGCAACACCCAGGGCATCATCGACACTGGTTGCTGCTGGATCGATACGGAAGTTCTGAGGTTGAACAGGATTCAGGCGAACCATAACCCTCTGCCGCTCTTCAGTACCCTGCTCTGCTCCGATCTGAGTCACTCTGACTGTCGGAATCAGCTCTGTGACGTTCTCAACGACTAATTCCGCGATCCCCGTGCCATAAACCGCACTATTGATCAAAACCTCACCAACATTCTTGCGGGTTTGGCTTTTCTTAAAATCTTCGTTGAGTTTGTCCCGCAGATATTTAATTTTTGCCTTTTCTTGAGCAGCTTGGGCTTGAGCCATCTGCATCATCATGGCTTCTTGCTCATTTTGCGGAGCTACTTCAGGGACTTTGATGTCATCGCGGATGTCGAAGAAGTTTCCTCGACCAAATGTCGCTTCTTCAATCTCAGCGACACTAGATTCAACTGCTTGCTGCAAAGCTGGGGAGATTATTCTGCTGCGTTCTGAGTTGTTTTCCTTATCCTCTTGCGCCCATTCTCCGCGCCAGAGCCGATAATATTCCTTGTGCCGATTCTCATAGTTGGATCGATAGTGATCTTCCCACTCATCAACCTTGCCAATCACCCAACCTTCCAGGGTATCAGCATGATAATCGCCATAATCTTCCATCAGTAACCCACCGCAGAATCTGTGAACACAGCTTCGTCATCGTATGTGAATTCGGAGAAATAACTCTCATTGGCTAATTGATCAACATACGCAAGGGAATCAATTAGATCGTCATGAGTTAGCTGATCAGGAAACTGGAAAAGCTCATCGAGGAATTGGTCGTTCCAATCCCCTCTGTTTAAGGTGATCTGTCCGTTCTCAAATCTGCCCTGTAATGCCCAGATGATCCTGGCTGTCTTGTTCTGATTGCCGTGAGTAAGGAGCTGAATGTGGAAGTATCTTGCCCTCTGAGCCATTAGATCGCGCAGAGGAGACATCACTGCCTGAGCAGCAATACCCCTTTCGATCCCGACAGACACTGGCTGATGAGCCTCGACAGCATCAAATATCTTCTTTGCCGTCTCGTTGATGTCCCATCGACCAGCAATGATCTTCTTAACCCACCAACCCTCTGGGCTGACCTTGACTATCGAGATTGCTGTGTTGTCGAGGTGTTTTTGCTTTTTTCTTCTCGTTCCTGGTTCTGCGAATCCAGCCAGGTCAACGCTGATGAAGTAATCCCCAGGTGGCTCTTCTTCGGAGAATTGAACCCACTCTTCCTTGAAAACCTCAGAGCCTCTTGCTTCAAACGAAGCCATGAACTCTTGGCGAAACGCAAAACTCGACATTGATCTTTTGGCTGCATCGATTTCCTCCGGATCAATTAGGTTGTTGTCATAGGAAGTAAAGTGGAACCCCTGCCATTGGTCATCACTAGCGAGACTTGCCCCACAATACAGATCGTAAAAGTGATTTCTTCCGACAGGGGTTCCTATGAACATTGCATCACCCTTCAGATCGGTGAGTGCAGGACGCAGAACAAGCTCCCAAGTCTCTGGCTTCATGTCTGCAGACTCATCGAGCACCAGGAAGGCCAAAGACACACCACGCATGGTTTCTGGTCTGTCAGCTCCCTTCAGCGAGATCAATGTCCCGTTCTGGAGCTTGATTTGCATATTATTTACATGAGACGAGGCAATGACCTCGTGACCAAGCTCAAGCAACAGGTTCCACATGATGTCCCTGGCTTGACCTTGAGTCGGAGCAACGTAGAAAACTGAGCCCTTGTTGGTCTGTAGAGCACGAACCAGCAAGAGATAAGCAGCGAGCCTACTCTTGCCAGTCCGTCTACCTGCAGCAACCACCTTGAATCTGGCTGGGGAGTTCCAAACCTCCTTTTGCCAGTCAAGGAGCTGGATGTTCAAATCCATCGATATTCAGACCTAGAAAATAGAGCAGAAAAACCAGCTATAGCTACAGCTACACCTATAGCTCTACCTACAGCTATAGCTATAGCTACTTTTGAACCACACGGATTACGGGTTTGCTGCTCATTTTCTCTTTGGTTTTGAACGCTTTACACCATCTCGTCTGACTGGTGCAGAGCCTCTGCCGGTGTTGGATCGAGTGGTCGAACTGCCGTTCATGTAACCACTACCTCGACCATAATGTTTGCCTGGCACTGGATCACCTCCTTCCTGGTGTTTGTTTACGGGGTTTAGGGTTCTTTTTGGCTGTTTTAGCTGCAGCCTTGAACGCTTTTTCAGTTGGAGCACCTTTGCTCCCTGGAGACCTCATTCTTTCGACCTTCTTGGCCCCAGATGCTTTCTGTCTAGCAATTCTTTTCTTCTTGGCGTGAATATTCCTGTAAAGGCTCATTACCAATCCTTGCAAGACCAGTATCTTGCGCTGAATTTGTCTTTTGCCGTGGAGCAGTTGTGTCTTGCCCTGAAATTGGCTCTTCTTTTCGGCTCAGAGCTGCGATTTCGCATATTGGCATCACCAAACCGAACCATCTTGACCTCATTGCCCTTCTTAGCCAGGACAACATTCTGCTTATTGCCCTGAACCTGCCTCCTGGGTTTGTTGTAGCCAGAAAAGGTCACTCCTCGATACTTCAAGCGACCTGAAGCTAGTCTTTCCACGTTTTTAGTGGTTGCCATAATCTGCACCTGTAAAACAACTGATGATCTCTGCTGCAACTTGAGGAACTATCGCGTTACCTGCTCCCCGCAATATGCCCACTCGATTGGGTATCCCATGAGCCAAAGGGAAAATCTCGGGTTCAGTTGGGATGAGCCTGACTTTTCCGTCTTTGCACTGCACTGCCTCACAGCTCCCCCAAGTGTCGTTCCTGTTTTCGCTGTATATTGGCCCGTCATCTGAATGTTGTCTTGAGTCGTTACCGTCGGCCAGATTTCCTTGACCAGATTCGGTAATTCCTGTTTTCCTTTCCCCGCCGATCCCCTGGCATCGCTCGTCAATGGACTGCGCCACAAACCAGAGCCGTTCTCTTCGATGCGGCGCTCCAACAGCCGAAGCCGGAATAACGATCGCCCCGCAAGCGTAGTCATTTGATTCCAGGTCGGTTTGCACTTGGTCAAGCCAGCCGTATGAAATCGCTGCCCCAACTTGCTCACCAAATATGACTGGAGGTCTGCACTCTCTG